ACGTGATGGATGGCAAACAAATTTATCCCAGTTATTGGAAACTCCGCCTGACAGTCGCTCTATTACTTGGTATTATGATAGGGATGGTAATAAAGGAAAGTCGTATTTCGCCAGAAATTATAAAGGGAGTAACTACTATGTTACAGGAGGAAAGGCCGCTGATATTTTCTACGGTTATGAATATGAGTCAGTCATATTTTTCGACCTTGCAAGAATGAAACAGGATATTGTTCAGTATGATGTGATGGAAGCTTTTAAAAATGGTCAATTTTATTCAACAAAATACGAATCTAAATTAGTACGTTTTAACGTGCCACACGTAATTGTTTTTGCTAATTTTTATCCAGATACTTCTAAGTTAAGTGCTGATCGATGGAATATTATTGAAATTTAAAATAAACGCGAAAAGTTTTTTTAAAAAATTTTATAAAATGCCACCCAAGAGACAAAAGCATATTGATGATTTTTATCGGAAGCGTACTCGAACTAGTGGAGAATATTTGGTTCAGAAAGGAAAATCTATCGCTAGAGGAGCAGCTGTAGGCGGTGCGATAGGAGGCGTACCAGGAGCTGTTGGAGGCGCTGTAGAAGGCGTTTTTGAATCAGCAGGTCCTTCAGACGTATACGAAAAAGTTGACGCGTCACGTTTTAGAAAAAAAAATTATAATATGTCGAAGATGAGTGTTAGAAGAAAGAGTAAATCTAAGGGAAAGGGAAAGAAACCTATTAAGAGAAACTCTAAAAGGGTTAGTAGAAATAAGAGAAAGAGAATGAAGAAAAGAGGGAATAATATTAATCTAAAAACTTTACAGAAAAAGGGGATTAGTGTAAGTTACGAAAAGAGAAAGGCAGCCAAAACTGCTGGTTCAGAAGCGTTATTTGTTGGTCATACATCTATGCCATCAAAGTTGTGCGCGATTAATATGTGGCGAGCCATATTTAAATATTTCTTTTTAAAGGCAGGAATTTATTTGAAAGATTACGGTAGTTTATTAACAGATATAGGGTTAAAAGTAGGAGATATAATTAGGGTTAATTATTATACTAGTTCAACTGCGACAGCAGTAACGGCGGTCAGTCATACTATCACTGCGACAAATACTTTTGATTATATTTCTTATACTTTTTGTAATTATTATGCAGGCAAAGATGTTCAGGATGTTGTTGCTGACAGATTAGATTCTGTTGAATATATTCCCTATGAGGGAACAACCTTTGCTACTGCTAGTACAATGGCTCGAACAAATGTTGAAATTAATAATTTAAAAATAACTGTGTCGACAGCAAGTTTATTAAAAATCCAAAACGTTACAGTGGAAGTAGCTGCTGATAATGAAGCGGACGATGTAAATCGTGTACCATTAGTTGGGAAAACGTTTGTTACTAAAGGGAACAATGTAATGAAAAAAATTAACAGTGCTATTATACCTGGGTTTTTTGCAACTAACAATGATGATGCTATATATAGTGGTTGGACTAGACAAGTAGCTGCTGTGTCAAATGATTTTGAGTTTTATGATCAAACTACCATTGCACAAACAGTTTTTACTAAGCCTGCGGAAATACCTAAAAAACATGAATTTGCTAATTGCGAATCGGAAGCGTTTTGTAAAGTAGGACCAGGTGATATAGTAGCTTCGAATTTAAAGGCATATTATACATTTGGTGTAAATTGGTATTTTAAATTATTATATGGTGCTGGTTCAACAAAAGTTGGTCAAATGGTTTATGATAGTCGTTTAGGAAAAACAAAAGGGTTTTATTTAGAGAAACTTGTTGGGAGAAGCGCTGTTGAAGGGACTAACGATATAAGTTTACTTGTGGAGTTGGAGGTTAAGCAGTCATGTATGGTTCATGGTCCTTATGGACAATATACAGTACCAATACAATATCAAATTGATTATCCTATACCACCTTAATAAAAAAAAATTAATTCTGTTATTAACAAACGATGCATGAGGACGAGAGGGTGTGAGGGGCCCCGCTTGCGGGGACACAGGGACCCCGAGATTCGAATCCATTACTATTAAACAACATCACAAAGATGTTCATCAACAATATCAAGAAAAAAATACGCCTTGTGAGAATTTTCCGAAAATGATCCAAGGTCGTAAAAAGGTGGGGGCTAGTATTACCCCCACCTTGGCACATGGAACAACACGTGACATGGGCCCGTCTAGAACTCGTTCTAGACCTAAGGATCCATTACGTCATTATGACGTAATTGATCATGACGTCATGTTTCAAAAATTAACCAATGAGAATGCAGGAAAATGGATGACGTCACGCGAAGCCAAAAGTATAAATAGGCGAACGTTTTAGACTTTCAACAACGTGAATTCGAACCGGTCCCGCATCAGAATTCTTAAAAGTATGAGCGGCGCAAAGAACTGGGTTTTCACGTTAAATAATTATGCAAATGCAGATGAAATTAAATTAGACACTATGTTTGAACATGGCCATTTTAATTACTTATGTTATGGAAGGGAAATAGGCGAGTCAGAAACTCCACACCTTCAAGGATATGTTCAATTAAAGAAAAAACTCAGATTGGGCCAAGTAAAGAAACTTATTGGTGGAAGAGCTCATTTGGAAATTGCTCGTGGACATCCAAGAATGGCGTCAGAGTATTGTAGGATACAAGTTGAGGATTTTAACGAACAGGTAAGAAAGATGGCGATTTTATAGAAAAGGGGACAATTGTGACGCGTGGAGGTACGAATTATAACTTTGCAAGAATAATAAACACGCTTTTGTTTTAACAATTAGAACGTTCTGACTTAGAGTCTTTGAAAGAGTCCATTAAAGCAGGGAAAAGAGGCTTAGACCTAATGGAGGAGCACACAAAGGCTTATGCTATGTATCCACGCTTTGTTCATGCTTATACGCGTGCTGTTGAAGAATCACGTGTTCAACGCGAAAATTTTATCCCACGTGATGGATGGCAAACAAATTTATCCCAGTTATTGGAAACTCCGCCTGACAGTCGCTCTATTACTTGGTATTATGATAGGGATGGTAATAAAGGAAA